AGTGGCGCAAACTACGTCGCGTCTGCTGCGCACCCAAGTTTGTCCTGATCCTAGCGCGACCTACAAAGTCCGGATTCGCTGCACCAACAACAAATCGCTGACCGTTCCTACTGCTCAAATCGTCTCGGCTGTTAAGACTGGCACGACGACGGCAACGATTACGACAGATCGTCCTCATGGACTTGTTGCGACTGATCCTGTTGTAGTGTATGGCATTCGTGCTCAGGGGGCTGCAGAGTTTCCAAACTTGCTGACTGCAACGGCTGTTGCATCTGTGGTTGATGCGACCACGTTCACTATCGTCATTGGTACCGCAGGAACTGTGACCAGTTATGGTGGCTACGTTGCCAAGGTTCAGGGCGGCAACTTGATGTCGGCGCTGGGTGCGAATGCGGTTGTTGCTCAGGCTGTCACGCTCTCCACGCTGTCTGATGGAACCCGTCAACTGCTCGTTACGGGTAATACCAACTGGGCAGGCGTTTCAGTCGGTGACTTGGTAAACCTGGTTGGCGTTCGTGACAACACTACTGGAGCAACGCTGAACGTCGATGGCGCGTGGAAAGTGGCCAACCTGACCACGACAAGTCTGTTCTTGGTCTTGCCTTACGCTGGAAGCCTGACGCTCCCAGCAGACTTCGGCTCCACGACCTGCGGCGGCGGTGTCATTAAGCGCACCGACATTCGTATTTCGTTCTTGCGCGTGTTCGACTATGAGCGTGAGCGAGTTGAGTTGCTGGCCCGTCCTGCTGGTGATCTTGGTGCTGCTGTTCCTGTAGCTATCCAGGGCGGTACCGTTACCACTGTTTCAACAGTCACTTCAGCAGGTGTCGCAGGAACCACGGCCAATAACGCAACGACGGTCCCAAACCCTGTTTTGACCTCGATTGTTGGTGTTTCTGCTAACCCGGCGGCTGGCACCACGGCACGTCAACAGCAAGCAATTGGTACGCTGATCGGTGTGCCTGTTACGAAACCGTACAGCATCCCTGAAGGCGAATGGTCTTACGCTGCGGCAGCGGCGGGCATTCTGAATACGACCACGGCAGTGACGATTAAAGCGGTTGGCGGCGCAGGCATTCGGAACTACATCACTAGCATTCAAGTGATGGCTGAAACGCTGACGACTGCCACTGAACTGGCTATTCGTGACGGTGCGGCTGGTACTGTCATCTGGCGCACTAAGATCCCGACAACAGGTCTATCGACGACAACCATTTACTTCCCAAATCCGCTCAAAGGTACTGCTAACACGTTGCTCGAAGTGGTCACTCTGACTGCCTCTGGTGCTGGTGCTGTTTACTTCAACGCTCAAGGATACGCTGCACCATGATTCTCGTAAAAATTCAGAGTAAGACATACTCAGACGAAGTTTTACATGTTGTTGCGTCAGTAGAAAATGCGATTGGTACATTGATTGGTTCATATGCTTTGCCATTGCCTGAGGATGCTTCAGACAATCAAATCAAAGACATGATCCTTGACATGTATCCACATTGAGTGATGAAAGCCCGGCCTAAGTGCCGGGCGATTGGAGCCAATCTTGAAAACAGATTCACGCTTAAAGCGCGCTGGCGTCGAAGGCTATAACAAGCCCAAGCGCACTCCTAGCCATCCAACGAAGTCGCACGTTGTTGTGGCGAAATCTGGAGACCAAGTGAAAACTATTCGCTTTGGTCAGCAGGGGGTTAGCGGCTCACCGAAGCGTGAGGGTGAAAGCGCAGCAGACAAGGCGCGTCGAGAATCATTCAAAGCCAGACATTCTGAAAACATTGCCAAAGGCAAGATGAGTGCAGCTTTTTGGGCCAACAAGGTTAAGTGGTGAACTGAATGCAAATCCCAATCCTTAGCGGCATATATTCAGACAACGGGCCAGACCTGCGCACGTCTTACCCTGTGAACCTTGTTCCAGTGCCGAAGAATAGCGGCATCGGTGCAGGATTCCTGCGGCCTGCTGATGGCATTGTGTCAAATGGAACTGGGCCTGGGGTTGATCGAGGTGGGATCAATTGGAATGGCGCATGCTACCGCGTCATGGGCACCAAGCTTGTGACCGTAGCCAGCAATGGGGCTGTGACCGTACTAGGTGACGTTGGAGGCCCTGTTGATAGCCTAGTCACGCTTGATTACAGCTTCGATCGTTTAGCCATCGCATCAGGTGGCAGTTTGTATTATTGGAACGGCACCACATTGACACAAGTTACAGACCCAGACCTCGGCGTTGTTCTTGATGTGGTTTTCGTTGATGGCTACTTCATGACGACTGATGGCACAAGCCTGGTTGTCACAGAGCTGACAGATCCAACGCAGGTCAACCCGCTGAAGTATGGATCTTCTGAAGTTGATCCTGATCCATTGCTTGCCGTGTTGAAGCTGAGGAATGAAGTCTATGCGCTAAACCGTAACACTATTGAAGTGTTTGATAACGTTGGCGGTGACTTCTTTCCATTCTCTCGGATTGATGGTGCACAGATTACCAAAGGCGTTATCGGTACTCATGCGTGTTGCGTCTATCTTGAGATGATTGCGTTCCTTGGCAGTGGGCGTAACGAGGCTCCCGGAATCTATCTGGGAGCAAACGCACAGGCTCAGAAGATCAGCACTCAAGAGATTGACGATATTTTGCTGAACTACACTGAGGCAGAACTATCAGAGGTCAAGCTAGAGGCTCGCAACGACAAGGCTCATCAGCAGCTATATATTCATCTGCCTGATCGAACGGTTGTCTACGATGGGGCGGCTTCGCAAGAGCTAGAGCAAGCAGTGTGGTTCACGCTGACCACATCGACGAATGGGTTTAGCCAGTATCGGGCTAAGAACATGGTTTGGGCCTATGATCGCTGGCTGGTTGGTGATCCTCAGTCGTCAAGTGTTGGTTATCTGATCGACACCATTAGCACGCACTGGGGCCAGATTGTGCGGTGGGAGTTTGGCACCATGATCGTATACAACGAGAGCAATGGGGCAATATTTAACCGCCTCGAACTAGTCTCATTGCCTGGCCGCGTGGCTCTCGGTGCCAATCCAATCATCACAACGAGCTATTCGTTGGATGGGCTATCTTGGAGCCAAGATCGTCCGATCAGAGTTGGCACCATCGGAGACACCAAAAAGCGGCTTGTGTGGTTCCAGCAGGGCGCAATGAGGAACTGGAGAATTCAGCGGTTTCGTGGTGACAGTCAAGCTCATGTCTCATTCGTTAGGCTTGAGGCTCAAATTGAAGGGCTGGTGAACTGATGGCAATGAAAAAGCTCGGATTGACTCGCGATCAGCTTGCATCGTTTCTCAGTGATCATGAGAAGGTAAAGCAATTTGAGAACCTTTTCGGCACCACAAACAAGCTGATAGACATCACTGAAGGAGCGGCAATCGAGGCTGGCGGAGCCTTGGCAAATGCAAATATTGCGCTTGATCTAGTTCATAAACTGGCTCAGGATTCTGCAATTAGTTCTGCCATTGCTGATATTAAGGCGGAAGAAGCCTTATTACAGATTGATAGGCTAATGTCTGAAATTGGCGGATTGCAAATGATGCCTGTGCATCCTCCTGTTAAACGGGCCAGATATGGTCAGTTTTATGACACGACCATCCAGACGGCTGCCGCGATCAATACGGCTTATGCCATTACGTACAACACAACCGACTTGTCCTACGGCGTATTTTTGCGGCCTGGCAACTCTGAAATCCAAGTTGATACAGAAGGCGTTTACAACTTCCAATTTTCTGTTCAGGTAGATAAAACAAGCGGCGGGACTGCAAATTTTTGGATTTGGCCGAGAGTAAATGGCGTAAACGTTGCAAATTCAGCCAGTCAAATCAGAATTCAGGGAAATGATGCTGAAATTTTTAGCGCAGCGAATTTCTTTCTTGACCTGAAGGCTGGCGATTACGTTCAATTTATGTGGGCGGTGAGTGATACAAGTGTACAGCTCCAATACTTTGCTGCGGCTGGTGTGGTTCCGGCTATACCATCTATCATCGTCACAGTTTCAAACAACATTAGGGTATAAAAATGACAGTTACGCCTAAGACTCTGGTGGCTCCCAAACAGATGGAGGCTACCAACACAACGCAATACACTGCCACGCTTTGCAAGGCGCTGATTGACAAAGCGACCGTGACCAACACTGACACAGTTAACCGCTCATTCAGCGTCAACCTCATCCAGTCTGGCGGGTCTGCGACCAATGCAAACCTTATCATTGATGATCGAACCGTTGTGCCTGGCGAGACGTACAATTGCCCAGAGTTGATTGGTCATGAACTTGATCCTGGCGCATTCATTAGCACCATTGCCAGCGCAGCCACGGCACTCACTCTGCGCATTTCTGGGCGCGAGATCACTTAAAGGGAAGAACATGGAAGGCGCAAAGCTACCTAAAATTTTTGTCTCTCGCTTCGGAGGGCTTCCAGTTGAGGAACCATTCATCACTGCAGCAGAGAACAAGAAGAACACCAAAACGGTCATTGATGACTGGATGCTTGGCCCTGAGAAGCCAACTAACGAACGTGGGGCGAATAAACCCTACTGGATGGCGCTGGCCAAGGCCATGCAGGTCGATGAGGCTGAAGCCCGTCGGCGTAGGTGTTCGAATTGCGAATACTACGATAATTCTGTCATGACCCAGGTGAAGATGGATCGCATTCCATGGAACGAATGGGATTTTGATGCTGGCTTCCGTGGCTACTGTGACAAGTTCGACTTTATCTGTCATGACCTGCGATCCTGTCAGGCATGGGAAGAACGAGAGCAAGAGGAAGATTAATCAATGAGCGCCATTCAATCGCTGCATGACAACCTGAGCAAGGCGTTTGGGTTGCCATCGTCTGCCGTTGAATGGCTGCTGATGATCTATCAGGCTATCCAGGTTTTTGACGATGTTGTAGACGGCGACGAAGTGACGCGCCACGATCTTGATAAGACCATCTGGAATATGCTTGTTGCAATGCATCAGAACCAGTTTTGGAGACTGAATCAGGATGCATTGTCCCCACTGCTGGCTACGATGATCCTCAAGTGGCAGGCTTCAGACATCGCGGAGCGAGCAGGTAAGGCCGATGAAAAATCATTCGTCTGGCGTGCTGGTTACTATGATTTGGTTCTTGCCTCCGTCCAGATTTGCCACGGGCCAGAGATTGCTATAAAAATGGCACCATACGTGATGGCCTTGTATGGCGAGAAATTCGAAGATTACATGAGGGAATTTAAAAATGCCTGATCCAATATCCGGGTTGGTTGTCGGCGGTAGTCAATTGCTTGGCGGAGCCATGCAGGCCAGAGCAGCAGAAAAAGGAGCAGAGGCTCAGGCTGCGGCTTCAATGGCTGGAATTGAAGAACAACAACGCCAGTTCGACAAGCTTCAAGAGCTGCTCAAACCATACGTAGAGGCTGGTCTTCCAGCAATGCAAGCGCAGCGAGCGATGTTAGGACTAACTACTCCTGAAGAACAGGCCGCTCAAATTGCCCAGGTGCAGGGCTCGCCCATGTTCCAGGAATTGACTAGGCAGGGTGAGGAAGCATTGCTAGCGAGGGCCTCGGCAACTGGCGGATTGCGTGGCGGTAACATCCAAGGCGCATTGGCTCAGTTTCGGCCACAGATGCTTGCACAGCAGCTCGAGGATCGTTATTCAAAGCTTGGTGGCTTCACGGCATTGGGGCAGCAATCTGCTGCTGGTGTAGGCACTGCTGGAATGCGTACTGGTGAAAGCATCGCCGGCCTATTGGCACAACAGGGCGCGGCCCAGGCTGGTGCGGAGCTTGGAAAAGCACAAGCTTATTCTGGCTTACTTAATTTGCCTATGCAGTTTGCAGGGATGCACTTTGGATCTAAAGCCATGGGCGGGAAGGGAATTTTCTGATGGTTCAGCCAATTGATTACAGGATCAACGTCCAGAGCCCATTTGATGCTGCTCTTGGTGGGTTCAAGATCGGCGCTGGGATGGCCGAAATGCAGCAGCAGCAAGAACTTGCAAAGAAAAAACTTCAACAGCAACAGGCTGCTGAAAGCCGATTGAAAACTTATCAGGACACTTTGTCACAAGTAATTTCAAAACCATCTTCTGAAAGAACATGGTCGGACTGGGAATCGGTCTTTGCAATTGCGCCAAATAAAGATCAAATTGATCTTTTGAAAACGATGCAAGAACGTGGGGATGCGACTAAATTGCAATCTCAAAAGAATTTTGCATCTAACATTCTTTTGTCTCTAGAAACAAATCCAAATGTAACAAAAAACATTTTGGAAGAACGCATTTCTGCAGAACGAGACCCACAACAAAAGCAATTTTTACAAAGTGTTCGACAAGCTGTCGAAGTAAGCCCACAAGCAGCCGCACAGGCGGCTGAACTTGGTGGAGCAGCGTTGTATGGGAAAGAATGGTATGAAGGAATCTCTAAAGTAAGAGCAGAACGGCGCACTCAAGAAGAATACAAACAAAAGATTCGGAAAGAGACCGCCGAGGCTGCTGACACCCCTGAAAGACTCAGGCTTGCAAATCAATTGACGCAAGCACAAATAAAAAATCTTGATAGCCAAATTAATGACAGGGCTTCTAGATTAAATTTGGATAGAGATAAGTTGCAGTCAGAGGTAGATCAAAAAATAAGTGAATTAAGGGCGAAAGGCGCTCAATTAACACCAGATGCCACAAAATTGGTCAATGAGTCTGCAGTTGCTTCAATAGCTGCTGAAAGGTCTTCTGCATCAATGCTTGATCTAGCTAATAGGCTTGAGAAAGAAGGTGGCGGATACGGCAAATTTAGCGGCTTAAACGCATGGTTAAGGAATGCAACAGGTAATCAAGACAGTTGGACGCAAACACGCCAAGAATATGTAAGATTAAGAAATGCTCAGGGTATAAAATCTTTGCCTCCTGGACCGGCGACAGATAAAGACATTCAATTAGCTTTAAAAGGTTTTCCAGATGAAAATGCAGACTCTTCGACTATTGCCTCATTCTTGAGAGGTATGGCAAAACTTTCTCAATTTGAATCGGTTGCGGAAAAAGCAAAATCTGAATGGATAAACTCTGTTGGATCACTTGGCAGGGCTAGAACAGACATCGAGGTTGATGGCGTAAGAGTGCCAAGTGGATCGTCTTATATAGACTTTACAAAGCAGATTATTGATAAAAAAGCGCAAGAGTTATCCTCTCAACAGGCAGAACAAACAATGCCAGAGAGAAGCTACATGAGATGGGCAAACCCTCAAACAGGAAAACAACCTGTCGGACCTGCAACATTTGGCGGACAATAAAGCATGGAAACTAAAGCCCCAAACAGCTATAAAGATCCTTATTGGTCTGATTTGGCATCAAATACAGAGAAAAAGTTAAATCTACCAAACGGGCTATTGGTTTCTATTTTGACTCGTGGAGAGAGAAGCAATGCCGATCAGGTGTCTGAAGCAAACGCTCGGACTCCATTTCAGATTATCCCGGCAACTCGTGATGCCGTGTTGAAAAAATATGGCATTGATGCTTATTTGAGTCCTCAAAACTCCGCCGAGGCAGCAGGTTTGTTATTGAAGGAATCCCTTGATAGAAACAAGGGAGACGTTTCTTTAGCTGCTGCAGAATATCATGGAGGAACTAACCAAAAAAACTGGGGTCCAAGAACAAAAGCCTACGTTCAACGAGTGTCAGAAGGTTTGACTAGTGCCCCTGCAAGAACAGGAGAAAAAACAATTGCAGAAGGTGGAACAGTAAGCTCTTTTCAGCGTGCTCTTGCTGCTAGTCCTGTTTCTGACATTCCTCAAAATCAAATTGCTCAAATTTTTGAGGCATACAAAAGTGGACAGATGACACCAGAAGAGGCATCTGATTTTGAGTCGGATGTGAATGCTGGCAAAATCATGCTTCCGCGCGGAGCTTCACTTAATAAAAGCATTCAAAAACAAGAGCAGAAACCTGCCGCATTTGTATTGCCTGATCAAGTTCTTGATGCTTATTCATCAGGGAAAATGTCTCCTGATGAGATGCTAGAGCTTGAAAAAGATGTGTCCCGCGGAATTGTTGGAATACCAAGTTATTTTAAACAAGATTCAAAAACACAAAAAATCTGGAAAGATGTTGGCAGCCTTGTCCCTGGAACTCCAACGACTTGGGAAACAAAACCTGAGCCAACTTTAGGCGAAAAGATTATTGGTCAAGCTGAAACCGGCGCAGCACTGACAACCGGCCTAGTTGGTGGCGTTGTTGGTATGCCTGTTGGTGCTGTTAAGGGTATTGCCAAATCAATTTTGGATGGCAGCTTTGGCACTCCTGAGGCTGTGAGAATGGTTGAGCAAGAAGCATTAAAAGCTTCTCAGACCATGACATACACCCCGAGGACAGAGGCAGGACAAGAGAAAACTAAAGAAGTCGCCCAGGTTCTGACTCAGGTTTTGCCGCCAGTTGTCCCAATGTTGGGAGGCCCACCTGGGGCTATTACGACATCAGCAAGGATGACGGCCTTACCGGTTGAAGCTGCTGTTAGGGCTGCTGCACCTGCTGTTAGAGAGGCTGCTGCAAGAACTGGTCAGGCTGTTCGTGCTGGTGTCTCAAGAATTACTGGCGCTGCACCCGAAGCCGCTGCTGGTCCTCAATCCGTCGGCGCAGCCGCTACTCCTGCCGCAATTCAGCGGGTTGAAACTGCCGCTGGATTGCCTGTTCCAATGACATTGACAAGAGGGGCAGCAACAAGAGATCCAACTCAATTGGCTTTTGAAAAAGAGCAGATTAAGTCTGCAGCAGGCGGACCATTGCGCAATCGAGCAGAGGAAAATAATCTGCAAGCATTGCAAAACATGGATGCGTTGATTGATATGACTGACGCCAAAGTCATTGAATTGACTGCGACAGGTGATTCTGTAGTAAAAGCATTAAGTAAAGGACTTGCATCAGCAAAGAACAAGACGCGAGTTGCTTATCAAAATGCAAGGAATTCGCCAGAAGCAAACGCTCCCGTAAATCCTGGAACAAAAGTTACTTTTGACATTGATGGAGCCCCTACTCAAATATCAGTACTAGACTATTTGAACAGTAAACCCGTTGGAATTCCATCATCTGCTGTCACTGATTCAGTTAGAGGAATTGCAAAAAAAATCGGCATTGCCAGCGAAGATGCAAACGGAAATTTAGTTCCAATTGCGTCAACAGTCAAAAAGATGGAAGACTTCCGCAAGGAAATAAGCGGCATTGCAAGGTTTGATGACAACATTGGCATCAGAGACGAAACAATTTTAAAGAAGCTCATTGACGCTCAGACTGACCCTGTAGCTGGTCCTTTGTTCAAAAAAGCTAGATCATTAAGAGAGCAGGCGGCTAGAAAATTCGAAAATAGGGCGATTGTTGCGAGGCTTGTCAAAAATCGCAAAAACATGGATGACCCAATGGTTGCGGCAGACAAAGTTCTGCAAAGATCCATATTTAGTTCTTCTCCAGAAGAAATTACATTTCTTAAAAGAGTGTTAGTTACCTCTGGAAAGGATGGGCAACAGGCGTGGAAAAATTTACAAGGCGCAACCATGAATTACATTAAAAACGAAGCGACAAAAAATGTCGGATCAGACTCACTTGGAAGGCCGCTAGTTTCGACTGCTCAACTGCACAGAGTTGTTAGGGGCTTGGATTCAAATGGTCGACTTGATGTTATTTTTGGAAACAAAAACGCTCAAATCATCAGAGACTTGAATGAACTTGTCCAGGATGTGAACACAGTCCCGCCTGGGACGCTAGTCAACACATCAGGAACAACAGCCACATTGCTTGCAGCAATTACAGAAGCTGGTGCAACTGGCGCGTTTACCGGGTTGCCTTTGCCGATTGCAACTGGGATTAGGCAATTGATAAAAATGAAGAAAGAGCGCGCCATAAAAGCAAAAATTGAAGAAGCATTGAATGCATTGCCTACTGTTCAGCCATAATTAAGACATCAACCAACGGGTGACCCATGCCAGCACTATCAATCAACGTACCTTTCCCAGTGTTCCAAGACCGTGATGGTCAGCCGTTGGACAACGGCTATGTCTACATTGGAACGCCATATCTTGATCCGCAGACTAATCCGGTTCAAGTTTATTTTGATGAGGCGCTGACCATTCTTGCAGCTCAACCACTGCGCACCATTAACGGTTACGTGTCGAATGCTGGCACCCCTGCGCAGCTTTATGTGAACGGTGTCAACTTCTCCATCAAGGTGCTTGATAGCAAGGCGAACCTGGTTTACAGCTTTCCAGATGGAAGTGGGATTAGCCCAAATGCGTCTGGTGTTCAGTATGACCCTGCAGGCGCTGGTGCTGTCTCAACAAACGTTCAAGCAAAGTTGCGTGAGATCGTTAGCGTTAAGGACTTTGGTGCCATTTGCGATGGTGTCACAGATGACACTGCATTTATTCAAACTGCTATTAACTATTGCGTCTCAAACCAAAAAGATTTATTTATTCCAGGAATGTCGTTAATCACGGCTTCATTGAATATTGACCGCCTTGTTGACAGTTCCGCCGCAGATAACTATTTCACAATTTTCTCAATGTCTGGAGGAGGAATTGTAGTTAATAGCGCAATTGCTATGTTCTCTACTACACTTGTCAATCCAAGCGACCCAAATCTTCCTGTTTCTCAAATGATCCGTTTTAGTGGGTTGATATTTGAGTCAACAAATAGTGCAATTTCCGCATATGTTCTTGATCAGAATAAATTTCTTAGAGTTTTATTCGAATCTTGTAATTTCCGTAAAATTAAATGTTTGAACGCTCCAGCAGGAAAGTTGACTCAAACAATTACTTTTCAAAACTGTCAAGCAAGAAGATGGAGCGGAACATTTTTTAAATCAGATGAAGCAACATTTGATTTAAAAGTTTTGGGTGGCCTTTGGGAGGCTGGCGGAGATGGTTTTGATATTGACTTTCCTGTCGGCACTGCATTCATTGGGGCAAACATCGAGGGGATGGCTGTATTTGCTATTAAATACACCGGCGGATATGCGCTGACTGTTCAAGGTTGCTATTTTGAAGAAAATGGTAATAACAATGCGAATGGATGTTCTATTGATGGATCAGCTGGCACAGGTGGCGCTGGTAGTGAAGCTGTTTCAATAATCGGAAATTACTTTTCTGGCGACACAGATACTCCGTCAAAGCCTCAAATTAAGTGGGGAGATGACGTTACAGCAGTGTCAACTGGAAATCTTTGTTCTACCACATTACACCAATTCGGAACAAATTCACGGGTCAATATTGTTTCAGATTACGCTAGAACTGCTATTTCAACAAACGATGCCACAAGTTATAACGGCATTAAAAATGATTTGCAAATTGGGTCAGTTTTCAGGGCGGAAAGCAATTATACATACGGTGGAATCATAAGGGCTTCTTTTGTTGGCGGGAGCGGTGGATTTTTAAGGCTTCGCTCATTGCAAAATAAAGTTGAAAGCTCAACTGGTCTAGACATTGATGATAATGGAAATGTTAATATCACTGGCAACGGTTCTCTTGCTGGATATATTGATATAAGTGAAATATCAACTGCATCACTTCCCGCAGCAAATAAAGCTAGACTTTACACTAGGGATAATGGTTCAGGAAAAACGCAGCTTGTTGTCCAATTTCCAACTGGATCAGCTCAGGTTATATCTACAGAGCCTTAAATTTTAATATTAAGTCGGAGCAAGTAAATTGGACAATCAAATGATCTTCAACGCAGCAGTCAGCCTTGCCGGCTTTCTTGGCGGCTGGGTTCTGAACAACATTTACAAGGCCATCGAGCGTTTGGAGGAGGAGGCAAGAACCTCTCCAGCAAAATACGTCAGGCGCGATGACTATCGAGAAGACATGAACGAGGTGAAAAACCTTCTCGGCAAGATCAGCGATAAGTTAGACAAAAAAGAGGACAAAAGATAATGCTTACCCTACTCAGCACAATCGTTTCGTTTCTAGCGGGTGGATTGCCTAGGTTCTTGGAGTTTATGAAGGATCGCAGCGACAAGAAACAGGAGATTGAGCTGTTAGGGATGCAGATCCAGAGAGAGCTTGAACTCCGAAAGCTAGGCTTTGATGCTGAGGCCAAGTTAGAGGAGATCCGCTCCGCTCAGTTGGAAATGGATATTGCAAGCCGCGAGATCCAGGCCAGAATCGGCGCACAAAGCGACGAAATGAAGGCGATTTACACCCATGACGCGGCTATCGGTGAAGGTGCTAGCCAGTGGGTGATTAACCTTCGAGCGTCTGTGCGGCCTGTGGTTACCTACGGGTTCTTTATCCTCTTGGTGCTGATTGACATCGGAATTTTCTTTTACGGCGTGGCTGCTGGCGCGTCGTTCATTGATGTTGCGGCGCAGCTCTGGGACGAGAACACCCAGGCGCTATTTGCCTCCGTGATAGCGTTTCACTTCGGCGGCAGAGCCTTCGGCAAATGAAGACTTCAGAAGTCGGCATCATCCTTATCAAACACTTTGAGGGTGTCAGGCTCAAGCCATATAGGTGCCCTGCTTTGCTCTGGACTGTTGGCGTCGGGCATGTTTTGTACCCGAGACAGCATCACTTAACACTTGAGGAGCGTATGCATTTCCAGCTCGCTCCAGCTCACAACCGACTATTCACACAAGAGGAAGTCAATGATCTACTCAGAAATGATCTTCGTCGGTTTGAGCGAGGTGTTGAAAGACTATGCGGAAGAAACACAACGCAATGTCAATTTGATGCTCTGGTTAGCTTCGCTTTCAACCTGGGGCTCGGTGCCCTTCAGCGGTCAACGCTCAGAAGAAAGCACCTCAGAAAAGACTACGCTGGAGCAGCCAGCGAGTTTTTGAAGTTTGTCCGAGCAGGCGGGAAAGTCCTTCCCGGATTACAACGTAGACGAATAGCTGAACGGCTTTTATACGTAAAGCATCACGATACCGGTGATGCTGGCGATGATTAGAACAATCATCAACAGGCTTGCGGCCATTGATGCGATGCCTTCAATCTCGGTGGGTTCGTTCCATTCGAAATCTGGAACGCAATCGCATTGACGACCTTGATCACAGTTTCCGTTACATTTCATCATCGTCCCCTTTCAGTCTTTGAACAATCAGAGTTGAATAGCCTGCGATGTCGTGCCAACTATCGGCGTAGTCAGCGTCTCCGTTGATGATTCTGGCGATCTTGTGACAGATCATCTCCAGGGCCTCTTGCTGGTCCAAGGCAAGAATCTTGCCTCGATGCTTGAGGTGTGTCCGGATTACAAGCTTGAGATCTTGTGAGACCTCTGCATGTCCCGAAAACTTGCCGTATTTCTGGCCACGCTCTTGCAATGTTCTTTCCACGTTTTCACTGTGCATTTTTGAGTCTCCGCAAGCAGCCACCGCTTGCCTAGTTGCCGAACAGCACGAACCCACTGACGTTGATTGTGCCGGTTTACATCCCGTGAAACCGAACTGCTGTTCCACAGCTTTCTAACAAGTCTCAGGGCTTTTGTATTCATGATTTGGCGGGGGTGTCGGGCTCACCCGAACTTACCTTTTCAGACCCCCATATCTGTTAGTCGATCATAGAGTCAATGATGTCGTTTCGTGCAGTCATCACCAATCGGCCAAGATCCTCCAGGGTCATGAGACCCTTCTCCACCTTGTTGCAAGCCTCAACAAAAGTTGGCGTATCGTTTTCCATTTCATCGGCCACATCATCAATACGAAATTCAGCAATAAACTGAAATTGTTCTTCATATTCGCGCTCGTCTTGTTCCATTTGATCGAGGTATTTGTTGGTTTGGCTGGTGATGTAGCACATTTCGGAAGCTCCGGGTTGTGTGTTGCGATGGGTTCAATTGTGAGTGCGTTCACATTCCATGTCAAGGTGTTCTAGGATGAACTCACCAATCTGTTGTTTCGCGTCGTCACATCCCTTGGCAACAAGGCAATGGTATTGATTGGCTTCCAAGTAGCTGATCCAGTCCTTCTGATCTTGGCTCAACACTCCCCCCTTCTCCCGCTTCATCTCCACCCAAAGCCCCCAGGCTGGAATGAAAAGATCGGGAATGCCTCTGCACACTCCCTCTGCCTTCAGCTTCGCTGCCGTGGTGATGGTTCTGGCGCCACCGTTGGGGATAGCAAAGATCCGCGTTGCCGGAAAGCTCTGGCGGAACCACTTCACAAATTCGCGTTGTTCTTCGTGTTCTGTTCTCATTTGTCGTCCTCAAACTTGTCATCAAGTGCCTTCTGTACACCCTCCAGGCGCATTTGTATATCCACCAGTTCATAAAGAGTTTCTCTGTATGCCACCCAGGCTTTTTCCGCTCTTTGCCTCTCAGCCTCAAGCAATCGCTCAAGCCTTTGAAATTTGAGTTGTTCGTTCTTGGTCAAAATGGAACCTCCTCGAACCAGCTCGGGCATTGGTCAATTGATTCTGCAAAATCTTTGGGAACCTTTTCTTCAAACATGTTGCAGAAGCTGTGATCGGCGTAGTGATCGCAGGTGTAGCAGCACCTGGGCGGATATAGGTTCTTCTTGGCTTCTTTGATCTTTTCTCGGTACACCTGAACTACTTGAGGTTCACTCATTTATCCTCCATTCCCGGTTGATGATTCGGCTGTACTTGCCTTCCTTGCGATACTCCACCACGCTCGGCGGCGTAGCTTTGGTCATGATCTTGGCAGTTTCCTCAAGGTCATCACTGTTGATGATGGCTCTTGATTTGTTGGCCATGTCTAGCAACGTTTTGACTGCTTTCTGGCCTGCATATCCGTCATGCGTCACTGTCAGATACTCGGTAACCGGAGGATCACTCAGGGCGCCGTAGTACGTCACTGCAAACATTTCTTTACCAGAAGCCCTGCTTGTGTGCTTACGCCAGATCCAGGACCGTACGAGCATCTCTGTGCCCT